AGATAGAAATATAGAATTATGAAAAGCGACATTAATAAGGCACAAAACACAGTTAAGCCTAAATCTATGGGTAGACCTAAAAAAGACCTAGATCAAGAAATCATAGCAAATTTAAGTCAAATAGGTTGTACACAAGAAGAAATAGGTGCTGTTGTAGGAATATCTGCTAGAACTTTACAAAGAAGATTTGCTGATTTAATAGAGGATAATAAAAACAAGGGAAAAGCTAGTTTAAGAAAGAGAATGTGGCAATCAGCTTTAAAAGGTAACCCCAATATGATGATCTGGTTATCTAAAAACTATCTAGGAATGAAAGATCGTACTGTTCAAGAAACTGTTGTTGAACCTTTACCATTAATCATTGAAGGGAGAGCAGAAGATATAGATGGCTAAACAGAACTTTACATATTATGTCAAACGAGATCAGAATAAGAAGCGACCACAAAAACATAAAAAATCTTTAAATAAGTCTGAAAAAAGGCAACAGAAACTATTAAGGTATAAAGGGGGTGGGAGATGAGAGATAATAAAGTTATAGAATCTTATTTAAAAAGGCATTGGAAAAAGATTCAAGAGATGTTGTTATTTAAGAATCTTAAAAAAGAAGTTCAAATAGGTGCTAATGGAACACTAGGATATGTAATAAAAGAAGGTGTAAATAAAGGTAAGAAAATTAAATGAAAACAATAGTGTTGTTTATCTATCATTGGTCAGGTAAATTAAATACTTGGTCATGGCAAAAACTATATAGTAATAGAAAATCAGGACTAGGATATAAAACAAACAAAGGGAGATAATATGGATATTGGAGAGAATACTTTTTTAAAATTAAGACAACAAAGAGATCAAGCTAGATCAGAGTGCGATCAAGCAAGGATTCAAAGAGATGTAGCTTTAAGAAAATTAAACAAAGCATTAGAAATAATAAAAGCACAAAGAAAGTTAATAGAGCATGACAAAAACATTAATAATATTAATACTACTCTTTGATGGAACTCTTACTAAAGAGGTAATACTTTTTCCAGCAGAAGGAACAATAAGTGATTGTTTTAATTATGCTAGAATGTATATAGATAATGTATCAACGCATAGCTGGACAGACCCTAGAGGTTCTGGTCAATACCTTAATGATGGTACTGGTACAATTCAGGGATTTATTTGTTCAAAATAAGACCTTAATATGATAAAAGCCATTTATGGCTAAATATAAAAACAGAACAGTTAAACTAAATAAACCATCAAGAGGAGATGTTAAGAAGTTTAAAGTATTTGTTAAAGATAGAAGTTCAGGTAGAGTTAAGAAAGTTAATTTTGGCTCTAAAGAAATGTCTATCAAGAAGAATATTCCAGCTAGACAAAAGAGTTTCTTTGCAAGATTCAGACCAATACTTGCTAAAGTAAAAGGTCAGAAGAATTTAAGTCCAGCTTATTGGGCTATTCAATCATGGAAGAAAGGCTTTAAGATATGATAGATAGATTCTTTAATAGTTTTTTTGGTATGTTTGATTGGCTATTTGATAAATTTATTTCAGACGCACCGAGATGTAAATGTAAAAAAAAGAAGAAATAAATTATGGGGTCAATTATGAACTACTACTTCACAGGGATATTGATTATTCTTTTTACTTTATTTACTTTATGTGTAAGCCCAGCTTATTCAGGTTCTACTCAAACTAATACAACTGGAAGTAACACCGCAATTGAGGGTGGATATACAGGGGGTGCAACTACATATGAATCAGGAAGTACATCAACTGCAACTACAAATTCTACATCAACATCTAATATGAAATCAGCACCTTATACTGCTAACGCACCATCATTTTCTGCTCAATCGCAAGATGTATGTGCTACTGGTGCTAGTGTTGGTATGCAGACATTTGGACTTGGAATATCAGGTGGAAAAACATTTAGAGATATGAACTGTGAAAGAATTAAATTAGCTAAAGTATTATATGACTTTGGAATGAAAGTAGGAAGTGTAGCTTTATTATGTCAAGATGAACGAGTCTTTGAAGCTATGATTAATGCTGGAACTCCTTGTCCTATTGATGGACAGATAGGTAAAAATGCTATGGCAATATGGCAGAAGTATGACTTTGAAAGACCAGACTTTAAAACTTATGTTAAACGAATGAAGAAAAGAGATAAGATAGATAAATCAATTAAAATAATAGAACTTAAAAAGATTGAATTAGAATCAGACAAATGAATAGAAAAACTAACACAGCATTAATAGCATTATTAGGTACAGTATTAATGGGGTTAGCAACTTGGGTAATTATCACATTAGTTGAAATTCAAGTTTTAGTGCATATGATTCAACAAGAATTAATGGGGTTTGAAAAGGTTATAGGTCGCATTTATTATCATATGGATAAAATAAAATGAGATGGTGGAGTTATCTATTACTTGGTGGTTTATTCTGGTTAATGCTATCTTGGTTTGCAAGTTCAGTAGGATTAGCAGAAGATAATGATACAGCTTTTACTACAAACATATTACCTAATGCTGGAACAACTACATCAGGTTTAACTAATTCAACTTTAGATGGAGTGCAATCTGGTTCAACTGGTGCATTAACTAATAACTCAACACACAATGGATTTACTATTACTTGTGAAACCCAAGTATCAAATGCTTGTGGTGCTGCTTTTAATGGAGAGTTAGAAGCATCACATGACATGACAGTTACAGCTACTGGTTCATTAGTAGGAATAGAAGGCGATAGTACACCAGATGGTGTTACTCATACATCAACTCAATTAAAACTTAATGGTGGAATAAATTTAAGCAGTTCTATATCAGTACAAAACTGTGAGTGGAATCAATCAGCTTTTAAATGTGGTTCTTCTGCTGGTGCAGTTGATAGTTATACTGTTACAATGAAAGTATTAGATGCAGACGAAAATGTATTAGCTTCATCTACTCAAATAAGAACAACAGATGCTGGTTACAATCTTAATGCACGATCATTTGACGACAGCTTACATTACAATGGAGTCCATGCTAATAAATATGAGTGGTCATGGACAGGAGTAGATGGTTCAGAAAGTACAAGTGTAGCATTAAGAGGTACAAACTTATTAGGTGCTGAATTAGAATTAGACTTTCCAACAGAAAATTATGAACCATTAAGCACAGCAGAAATTAAAAGTATTAATAAATCTTTAGGTACTACTAATCTTAATGAATCTGAAATATGGAATGTAGTATCAGGACTTGAAGAAAGTATTAGTGAAAAACTTAATTTAGAAACTGGTGGGTCAGTAGTTAGTGTAGAATTAAATGAAGAAACAATGGAAGTTACTGTCTATACTGCTAAAGCAGCAACTGTTAAAGAAGTAGCTAAAGTTCAAGAGGTAGTTCAGACTATGACTAAAACTAAAACAGTTGAAACTATGAAGAAAGAAGTAATAGCAGAGGTTATGAAAGAAGCTGCTAAAGAAGAACCTAAAGAAGCTATTAAAGAAGAATCTACTGTTGTTGCTGCAAAGCCTAAAGAAGAAACAAACAAAGAAACTAAAACTACAACTGTTGCTACTAAAGAAGAATCCACTAAAGAAAAGAAAGTAGAAACTAAAGAGAATATTAAACCTACATTAACAATTATCATGGCTAAAATAGATGACAAAATTAAGAACCCAGTAAAGAATTTAGAACTTAAAAACCTTATTAAAATGGATAGAATGATAGAAAGCGATATATCACTTGTTGCTTATAACAATACCACTTTCTATATACCTAAAGATATTTATTTGAATCAGATCGCAATATTTGATAATAGGTCTATCTATAAGAATGTTGATTTAGTCCAATATATTGATAATGATATAATGGGAATCAAGATTAAAAAATTAAATGAAATAAAGTATCAAAAGAATATGTTACTTTTACAGATACAGGAGTTAAAAAATGGTTAAAGATATTAAAAAGAACCTTACAAACATAGTTGTAATAATTGGACTTATAGGAAGTATAGGTGCTGGGTTTATTAAGTATGGAGAAGTTATGACTAAAATAGATGTATTGGAAAACGCATCTAAAACTATTGATATAGATTATTCTGCACAAATAGCTGTGTTAGAAGAAAAGGTTACAGCATTAAGTGAACAACATGGTCATACTAAAATTTTAGTTAATGAAGCTGAAATAAAATTATTAAAAGTTCAAATTGAAGAAATAAAGGTAAGCACAAAAAATCCACTTCAATAAACTAAATGAAAATATCCCTCACTAAACCTCAATTGAAGGTTAGTAGTTCCGATAGTAGATTCAGAGTCTTAATTAGTGGTCGTAGATTTGGTAAGACTTATCTATGTATTACCGAGATGATGAAGTACGCAACAAAACCTAATCAGAAAATCTGGTATATAGCACCTACATTTAAAATGGCTAAAGAGATCGTTTGGGCTAATCTAAAAGAGATGCTTAATCAGTTTAACTGGATAGAAGATATTAACGAAACTACTATGACTATTACGATAAGAAAATCTAATAGTACAATCTCATTAAAGGGTGCTGATAACTATGATGGGTTAAGAGGTAGTGGATTAAACTTTCTTATATTAGACGAGTTTGCAGATATAGATAAACGAGCATGGTATGAAGTATTAAGAGCAAGTGTATCTGACACTCTCGGAAAAGTTTTATTCTGTGGAACTCCTAAAGGCTATGGTAATTGGTCATATGAATTATATCTTAAAGGAAAGCAAGATGCAGAATGGGATAGCTACCAATATACTACTGTTGAAGGTGGTATGGTTTCAGCAGAGGAAATAGAACAAGCTAAACAAGATATTGATATTAGAACTTTTAGACAAGAGTTTGAAGGTACATTTGAGAACTATGCTGGTTCTGTTTATTATAACTTCCACCCAGTTGATAATGTAGTTAAGAAAACTATTGATTGGGAGAAGCCTTTACATATAGGAATGGATTTTAACGTAGACCCAATGTCAGCTTGTGTTGCACAATTAGATAAAGATAAAGTAATATTTGTAGATGAAGTAATTATTTATGGAAGTAATACAGACGAGATGGTGCAAGAATTAAGAGATAGGTATGGTACTAAAATACCAATCTTTATATATCCTGACCCAGCTTCCAAACAAAGAAAGACAAGTGCTGGTGGGAGAACTGACTTATCTATTTTACAAAATGCTGGTTTCAAAGTTAAAGTTAAAAATAAACACCCAGCAATTAGAGATAGAGTCAATGCTGTGAATAGTAGATTAAAAGATTCTACTGGAGTCAGACATATTTTTGTTTCACAATCTTGCAAAACCCTGATAAAAGGTTTACAAAGACAGATATACAAAGAGAATACAAATATTCCTGATAAGGAAGATGGATTCGACCATATGAATGACGCACTAGGTTATATGATTGATTATTTAAAACCATTGACTACACAGACAGTATTTAGTTCTCCTACAAGATGGGCAATGAAATAAATATGGCATACACAAAAGATTCAATAACAGAAATTCATAAAGATTATTCAGAAACAGTTGGAAATTGGGAGTATTTTATTAGATCATATAATGGTGGATTTGATTATACTTCAGGCAATTATCTTAATAGATATAATTTAGAATTAGATTCAGAATTTAATCAAAGACTTGCTAATACTCCTTGCGATAATCATTGTAAAAACATTATTCAAATATATTCATCATTTTTATTTAGAGTTAGACCGAGTAGAGATTTTGCAGATATGCAAGACGAACCTAGTTTAGATTCATTCTTAAAAGATGCAGATTTAGAGGGTAACAATTTAAACTCTGTAATAAGACAAGCACAAAACTATGCTTCAATCTATGGTCATTGTTTTATGATTTTAGATAAACCAAATATTACAACAAGCACAAAAGCAGACGAATTAGACCAAGACATAAGACCTTATGTATCAATCCTTACACCTGAAAATGTATTTGATTGGAACTACACAAGACAAGCTAATGGTAAGTACGAACTTGACTATTTAAAAGTAAGAGAAGAAGTAGATAGAGATGGTGGTCAGTATTTCCGTTTATGGTTTCCTGATAGAATTGATACAGTTTATCTTCCTAAAAATTCAGAACCTAGACTAATCGATTCTGCACCGAATACGATTGGTAAGATACCAGCAGTAATTTTATATAATGCTAAATCGCATAAGAGAGGAATTGGTCATTCAGATTTAACAGATATAGCTGATCTACAAAAATCTATTTACAATGAATACTCTGAAATGGAACAATTAATCAGATTAACAAACCACCCTTCTTTAGTTAAGACTCCTAGTGTAAATGCTAGTGCTGGTGCTGGTGCAGTTATAGAAATGCCTGATGAATTAGAACCAAACTTAAAACCTTATTTACTACAACCATCAGGACAGAACTTACAATCTATTATGGATTCAATTAAACACAAAGTAGATGCTATTAATAGAATTGCACATACTGGTGCAGTAAGAAGTACCAAGTCAGGTATTAGTTCTGGTGTAGCTTTACAAACTGAATTTGAATTACTTAATGCTAGACTATCTGAAAAAGCAGATAACCTACAATTAGCAGAAGAACAATTATTTAATCTATATGCACTATTTCAAAACACAACATTTGATGGAGAGATTAACTATCCTGATTCATTTAACATTAGAGATTATGCTGCTGATCTTATGTACTTCCAACAAGCTAAAGCATTAAATATTGGTTCTCCTACTTTTAATAAAGAAGTAGATAAAGAAATAGCTAGAACAGTAATAGATGATGATGAAAAACTAAATGAAATCTTTGAAGAAATAGAACTTAAATCAGAGGTTGGAGAATTTACACAAGAAGAAGTTCAACAAGAAACAGTAGCTGAAGAACAGATATAAAAAAGGCGACCATTAAGATCGCCTATTTCATTAGTTAGTTAATTAGAATGATGGGTCAAGATCGTAATGTCTTTGACCTATTGAAGCATAATAATAAGAACAACCTTTATTCCATCTTTTAGTTTGTTCATTCCATTTAATATCTTTATATTCAATACGACCATCTAATCCATGATTTCTATATTGTTCAAGATATACAATTTCTCCATCTCTATAATCTGATTTATATTTGTTATATAAATCGTAATCAGCTTGTATTTTAAGTATTGTTTTTGCCTGATAACCACCTTTAAATATATCAAGAATTGTATAAGGGTAAGAATCAGAACCTATACTTCTTGTTACACCCATACCAATTACAGGGTCAAGGTTGATACCTCTTTTTTTTTGAAAAACATCTATTCCTGATTGTTCTGTAAATTGTTGGTCTAGTGTTTTTGTGTTTTCTTGTGTTTGCATTTACTCTCTCCTTTATTTGTTATTTATATATAAAATGTATAAAATATTGATATAAAGGTCAAATAAAAACGAGCATAGTATTTACTAGCTTTTTGGAGTATATATTAGAACATAATTAGAACAAAATGGCAGACATAATCAAAGATTTAACAAATTATCGAATCAAAGGTATTGAGAAAGCCGAGATCGAATACTACAAACAACTCACTCAAACATTAGATAGAATAGAAGCACAGATCATATCTTTAGCTGATACATCACTTCCTAGAACTGCTGGTAAGTTAATTGAACTACAAAGTGCAGTAGCAATTAGACCTAAAATCAAAGCAATACTTGATAAGGAATATTTACCATTTGCAGATAGAGTAGTTAGAAAAGGATTTGGAGAACAAGCTAAACGAGTAGAAAGACAATTTAAAACTATTGGACTTATACCACCTGAATTTCAGGAACTTACAAAAGGAGATTTAGCATTAGTTCAGAATCTTAAAAAACAATATTACACACAGTTTAAAGATGTATCTAATAACTTCACAAGAATACTATCAGATAAAGTCTATCAGAATACATTAGTAGGAACTGAATTTACTGTATTAGAGAAAGAATTAAGACAATCAATCAATGGAATCTATGCTACTTCAAGCGACCCAGCAGTTAATAGATTAGTTGATTATGTTAAGAACAATAAAGATAACCCAGCATTAGCATCAAGAGTAGATGCAGCAGTTAAGATACTTCAAAGTAAATACGCAAGTACAAGAGTTGGCGAGAACATGAAACGATATGCTGGTCAGATATTAAACGATTCATTAAGAGATTTTGATGCAACATTAAACTTTAATAAAGCTAAAGATGCTGGACTTACTTATGTTAAATACTATGGAGATGTAATACCGACAACAAGAACATTATGTAGAAACATGATTAATGGAGTCTATGATAAAAGTGGTAAAGGTATTTATACTATTGCTGAAGTAACTAGAATATGGAATAGCACTTCATGGAGTGGTAAGAAGTCAGGAACTCCAATGGTAGTTAGAGGTGGTTATAATTGCAGACATCAATTCTCTTATGTTAATCCTGATTGGTACGAGGAAGATGGAGAAGAATCAAATATATTAAAAGAAGCAACACCTATAATTAAAAAAGAATCTAAAATTAATATCAGTAGTTTTGCAAACCCAATAGCATTAGCGAATATAAGAACAGTATCTATTAAAGAATCTAAAGACAGATTACAGAAACAAATTGATACTAACAAAACAGATAAAAGATACCCAAGAAATCCTGATGGAAGTATTAAAACAAGATTTTCAGGTGCTGAAAAATATGCTAATAATTTAACAATATCAAAAGTAGATGAAAGAGGATTAACTACTCTATCTGTGTTATTTGATGAATTAAATGATTTAGCTGTTAAATATGATATTCCTAAATTAAGAGGTGTAAGAGTTAGCCCATCAAAACGATATGCTATGGCTATGGGAGATGGTGTTTTATATGTAAATACAAGTTATTTAAAAAGATACTCTCCTGAAGTAGGAACAAAGTTAAAGACGACTAATTGGAAATATGGAGATGATATAAAAAAAAGACCATTTGGTGTAACTCAATATTTTGACAATGAATTAGATAAATTAAGGTCAGTTGCTTATCACGAATTTGGACACCACATACATCAAATGAAATATGTTAATAACGATATAAACTATGGCTCATTTAGAAAAACAGGATTTAAAGCAAAAGTAGAAGAAAGAACAAAAAAATTAATAATAGCTGAAAGAAAAAAAGTACCATATGAACAAAGATTAATAGGTAATTCAGAATATGGAGATACAAACCCTGAAGAATGGTTTGCAGAACAATTTTCAGCTTATGCAATGGGCTTAAATGATAAAGTACACCCAGAATTTTTAAAACTAATAAAGGAGTTAGAAGATGAAGTGGTTAGATAGACTAAAAGAACTACTAGCAAAAGAATCAATAAACCAAGAGGAATATGATGAATTTCTTGAAATAGGTAATCAATTAACATCAGATAATGACATAGAAAAATATCAACAGTTTGGAGAGGGTATATATTTGTTATTAGAACCAGAAGTAAAAGTTGAGGATTTTTGACAATTACAAATTTAAGTGATAAAGCATAATTATTAACCAATAGGAGTCTTATGACGCAAGAAACAGAGGTAGTTCAACCGAAAAACGAACAAACAGAAGCACCAAAAGAAGAAGTAAAAGTAGAAGCAGCAGAACAGAAAACTTTTACACAAGAACAAATTGATAACATAATCAAAACTAGACTAGAAGCTGAACAAAGAAAAACACAAAAGATTCTTGAAGCAGAAGCATCTGAAAAATCAGAACTTCTAAAAGAACAGCAATTAAAAGAAGCTAAATCTAAAGCTGATATTGAAAAGATTATGCAAGATAGATTATCTGAAAAAGACATAGAAATTAATAAATATAAAGATCAGATGAAAAAAGAGAAAGTTGATAACTCAATTTTATCTATTGCTAACGAACATAAAGCTATTAATGCTGGACAAGTCGTATCTTTAATTAAAAATGAGATCAAATATAATGATGATGGTAGAATAGAAATTCTTGATAATAATTCTAATGTGAGATATAACTCACAAGGAGAACTATTAACGATACAAGATAAAGTTAAAGAGTTTTTAGATGCTAACCCACATTTCCGTCAAGGGTCTTTGTCTGGTTCAGGAAGCCAGAGTAGTGTCGAGGGTAAAACTGTAAAACCTTTCAACATTCAGGACTTGGACATGAGTAAGTCAGAAGATCGTGCTACATATGCTAAATACAAAAAAGCACGAGATGAAAGACCTACTCAAATTATATTAAACAAATAAAATAAAGGATAAAGACTATGGCTAACGAAACAACAAGTGCTACAGTAGCAGAACTGTACACAGCAATAATCGCAGAAGCCCAGTTTGTCATTCAAGAGCAATCTTTGATGAGAAATTTGGTTAAAAACTATACAATAAGTGGTGGTGGGAAAGCAATTCAAGTTCCTATCTATCCAGCAATTGCAGCAGCAGCAGTAGCAGATGCAACTGATCTGGGCAATACAGCAATAAACCCTACAGAAGTAACTATAACAGCAGCAGAAGTTGGTGTTATGACTACACTAACTGACATGGCTAGAAATAGTGCATCAAGAGATGTAGCAGCAGACATTGGACAATTATTTGGTAAAGCAATTGCTAAAAAAATTGACATTGATCTACTTGCTTTGTTTGATGGGTTTTCAACAACAGCTGGAAGTACGTCAGCAGTTTTAGCACCAGCAGCTATCTTTAATGCGGCAGCAGTTTTAAGATCATTAGGACTACCAGTAAATGAGTGTTATGCAGTAATGCACCCTCATGTAGCTTACGATCTTAAATCAGGTATGACTAATACTTTTGCTGGTTTAGATACTGAAACTTCTAATGAAGCATTAAGAAGTGGATATATTGGACAACTTGCTGGAATTAAACTTTTTGAATCTGCAAATATGTCAAACACAGGTACAGTTGGGGATTACAAAGTTGGTATATTCCATAAAGACGCACTTGGTTTAGCTATGATGCAAGATTTGAAAATTGAAATTCAAAGAGATGCATCTTTAAGAGCAGACGAAATTGTTGCGACAGCAGTATATGGAGTTGGCGAGTTACATGATACTTATGGTGTCGAGTTACAAGTTGATTCTAGTATTGTTAGTCCGTAATTTAAGACTTATATCTGGTGGGCGAGAAATCGCCCATTGGACAAACACATAGGAGAATATTATGAATAAAGTTAAGTTAAAAAAAGGCGATAAAATCATAGAAAGATTACAAGCTGATTATGAAGCTAATACTGCAAATTGGGCAGCAAGGGGCTACACATTAGTATCAGATGAAGTAAAAAAAATTAAAGAAGTAAAAGAAGTTGTGCAATTATCAGAAGATAAAACTTTTGAAAACGAAACAGTAGTACAATTAAAACCTAAAAAAAGAAAAGAGAAAAAGAAATGAAAAACTTACAAAAATATATTAAACTAGCAGAAGATAATCCTAAAGTAAGTGCTGGTATTATAGTGGGAATAATCTTATTAATTTGGATATTCTAATATGGCGAACTTTACTGGTGCAAATGTAATAGTAGCTGCTGATGTAACGAAGTATCAACCAGATGCTTTTGACTTTGGTATAGCAAATAACGCAACAGAAACAGTTAATTTCTATGCACAAACTACTAATGATATATTAAGAGAATTAAGAACTAAATGGTTTCCAGTATATAAAAATAATATTTATACAGATATTACAGCATTACAAACTGCTGAAATGGATAATACAAAAATTAATTTAGATCAGTTCGAAAGGGCTGGTGTTTATTTATTCTTATCAAGATTCTTTTTACCAGCATTAACTAAATTTAGACCAGAAACAGATAAAGATAGATTTGAAAGAATGATTGAATTTTATTCTTCTGAATATGCAAAAGAAATGAGATCAATATTAGAAGATGGTGTTGAATACGATAGTGATGATTCTGCTAGTATATCTGTTGGCGAAAGAGAAGTTTTACATGGATATAGACGATTAACTAGATAATGGTTGTATCAGTAAAAATTAAAACTAATACCGAGTTCCTTAAAACAAGATTAAAAAAAGTAGAGAGAAAAATCAAAAGCATTATTGAAAAAGGAATACTACAAGGTGGTTTTCAATTACTAGATATTATTAGAACTAAAACTGCAAAAGGAATAGACTTTAGAGATAGACCCTTTGCACCTTATTCACAAAGCTATTTAAAACATCTACAAAAAAAAGGCTTTCCAACAAAAGTAGATTTATTTCTATCTGGTAGAATGTTAGGTTCTTTAACTCCGAGTGGAAAAACAGTTAGAAAAACTGGAACAAATAAAGTATCAGTAGGATTCAGTAATAACGAAATGCTTAAAAGAGCAGTATTTAATCAAGTATTAGGTAAAACAAAACGTGAATTTTTTGGATTTAATGATAGAACTGCTAATATAATAGGCAAACAATTTAATAAATTTGTAGCCAAAGAATTTAGAAAGGCAAGAATATGAGTGTACGAGAAGATATAGCAGCAAACTTACATAGTGTTATAAGTAACATATCGAGTCCTGATATTAAATTATGTACTAGACAACCTTTTTTGTTAGACGAATTATCACAACAACAATATCCAGCAGTTATAGTTCAAACATCAGAAGAAAATAGAGAGGATAGTGAACTTGGAAGTGGTGCTAAAACAAGACATGGAACTATTGATTTTGTAATACTAGGATTTGTTAAAGGTACAGATACTAATATAGATACTGCAAGAAACGCATTAATTACAGCTATTGAAACTGCGATAGAAGCTGATATTACTAGAAACAACAAAGCACTTGATTCGGAAGTAGTACAAGTAGAAACAGATGAAGGTTCTTTATTTCCAGTAGGTGGAATAAAAATGACTATAAGATGTATGTACGAATATCAATCAGGAACACCATAAGGATAATTTATGAAATTAGAAAAAACATTAGATAAAATTTCAAGTAAAATAAATCAGATAGAAAAACTACATGACAAAGAGTCTTTACTTTGTGAACAAGTAAAAGATTTAGTAGAAGAAGTCAGAGAAAACTATATAGATGAAACAGAAAATGATACATGGGAAGAAGCAGAAAATGATGATTTAGATGATGAATTAGATGAAGATGAAGATGAAGAAGATATTGACGAAGAAGATGAAAAGTAATAAAAGGACTTATGGCTAAAGACATTAAACTATATAAAGATAATTCAGAGATAACAATTAATGAAACTAACCTTGAACATTTTTTAAGTTTAGGTTATAAGGAAGAACAAACGAAAACAACAAAAATTAAAGAGGATAAAAAATGGCAACACATCACGGAAAAGAAGGACAAGTAAAAGTCGCTGGAACAGCTTGTGGCGAACTAACTGGTTTCACAATAGAAACTACAGGAGATGTTGTAGAAGATACTAATTTAGCAGATGCAACAAAATCATTTGTAACTGGACGTACTTCATTTTCAGGTACTTTAGAAATGCACTTTGACGAAGGTTCTTCTCAACAAGAAGCATTACTTGCTGGTGCATCTATTGCTTTTATTTTATTACCAGAAGGTGCTGCTTCAGGAGATGCTAGTTATACTGGAACAGGACTTATTACTGGTATGAGTATCAATAGTTCAATGGACGCAATTATTTCAAGAACAGTTACTTTTCAAGGTACTGGTGCTTTAACTGTAGGAACAGTTTAATCTAATTTATGTCAATTATAGACAGGGTTAAATCCCACTTTGAAACTCTTAAAACTATTACAATCGAAGTAGAGCAATGGAAAGACGAGCATGGAAATGCTAGTATATTCTATTCAGAACCATTAACTCTTGAAGAAAAAAACATTATCTTTAAAAAGTCTAATAACTTTCAAGACTTAACTATTCTAGTTGATTTGCTTATAATGAAACTTCAAGTCAAAGATGACAAAGGCGAAATGATTAAAGCCTTTGATGTTAATGATAAATTTGCTTTAAGAAAAAAAGCAGACTCTAATGTTATAGCTAATATTGCTAATCAAATACTTGCAGATACCTCATTCGAGGAAGCCGAAAAAAAGTAGATAGCGACCCTGAAATAAGGTCGCTTTTAGTAGTAGCAGACAGACTCCACATTCCCATTCAACAAGTTCTTGATATGCCAGTTAGTCATTATAATTTATGGTTAGCTTACTTGAAAAAAGAGCAAGATCAGTATAAAAGAAACCAATCACTAGCAGAAGCAAAGAATTATAAATAATGGCACAACAACTTAAAATAGACATTGTAGCAAAAGATAGGTCGCAACAAGCCTTTAATAAAATGCAAGGTAGTTTAGCCAAAGTTAAAGCATCTGTTTTTAATTTAAGAAATGCTTTTATAGGTTTAGGTGCTGGATTAGTTTTAAGAGGAATTATTAATGCTGGTATGCAAATTGAAAATCTTGGTGTTCAATTAGAAGCATTAACTGGTTCTGCTGCAAAAGGAAAGTTAATGTTAAAGCAAGTCTTGGACTATGCTAAAAATACTCCATTTGAACTTAAAAATGTTCAACAAGGTGTAACAGCATTAGCAACTGTTTCTGAAAAAGCTGAAGAAATGGGAATATCGTTTGAAGAATTATTAAAAATTACTGGTAATACAGCAGTTCAATTAGGTGGAGATTTTGCTTTAGCTTCACAACAAATACAAAGATCATTTAGTGCTGGTATAGGTTCAGCAGATTTATTTAGAGATAAAGCAGTAACAGCTATGGCTGGTTTTTCTGCTGGAGTTAAAACAAGTGTTGATGAATCAATAAAAGGATTAGCAAAAGCATTTGGAACTGGTGGTAAGTTTGGAGAACTAACTAATAAACTAGCACAAACTTTATCAGGAACAGTATCAAATTTAAAAGATGCTTTCTTTACAATACAAACAGAAATAGCTGCTGGTTTCTTTGATGAATTAAAAGCACAGCTAGGAGATTTAAAAAAATTTACTGAAACTAATGATGAATCTATTAGAAGATTAAGCAGACAAATGGGAGAAAATCTTGCAGTAGCAATTATTAAATTATCTAATGCTATAAAAATACTTACTAAAAATTTTAGAGATTTCCAAAGTGTTCTTGGACTTTTACTTATTGCTTTTGGTACACTATTTACAAAACTAGCTGGTGTTGGTTTAATTGTAAATGATGTTAATAGAAGATTTGAAATATTTTCTGGTACTGTTAAAGAAGTTAAAAAAGAAGTTCAAAGTTTATCAGATGTAATGAATGGTG